ATTACCGGCAGAAACTGCTGCAAGTGCACATGCATGCGGTTCTCCGAAAATATGACCGTTTTGAGCTGACCGGTAAGCCACTCGACGCAAAAGCCCTCAACTGGGCGAATCCTCGGTTCTGGGAGCAACTTCTCTTGCCCCAGTCACTCCAAGAAGAGGAAGATGAAATGGAACCCGGCGCACGCGCGCCCACCATCGGGTTCCTATCAGGAGACTACGCCGACGCAACGAACATGATGCGCGGTTGGGCGTCTCGGGTCGCGGGCCGGGCGATCGGACGGGCCTGGGAGGAAGGCGGAGGTGTCGACATTCTTGAAGATCTTGAAGAAGGTCTTGTCGATAATCTCATCATCAACCCCAATGAGGACGGCTCTCTCGCCGCCCAAACTGAGGGTCAGCTGATGGGTGCCCCCGTCTCCTTCCCTGTCCTTTGTCTGGTCAACTCGGCTGTGATCACCATCGCTTACCAGCGGTTTCTTTACGAGAACGGCTGCGCATACGTGCGTGGCCGTTCCGTCCGCTGGTCGCACGGTCCCCACAAGGGGAAAGTCATCGGTCCGGGGGCCTTGCCCTTCCGGGTCAACGGTGACGACTGTGTGATGGTGTGTCCTGCGACCTTCATGGGGGTCTGGGAGCAGGTCGCCGCCTGGGCGGGCCTGTATTCGTCCGTGGGTAAGTCCTACTGGTCGCCCGATTGGCTGCTGATGAACTCAGCTGCCTACGAGCTAAACCGGTCGGATCCTGCCTATCTTGGGCGACCTGACCTCATGGGCCTGGAGTCGAGGCTGTTCCGCCGAGCGAAGTTCCTTCCGCTTGGCTCGATGTTTCCGTCCTGCGAACGCGGGGCGGAGCGTCGACACATGTGCGGGTCGACCGGGATCGAACTCGTGGATGTCGTCGGACCGCGGGCGAGGTGGGCAATCATGAATTGCCCCCCCGCTCGTCGGGACGCCGTTCTCCGCGAGATGATTCGGTTCTACGACCTGCCTGGGAGCAAGCAGCTTGATGACTTCAGCTGGTGGTTGCCGTCGAGTCTGGGTGGGTTGGGCCTTCCGCCCCCCGTCTTCTCGGCGACTGCTTACTTGGACCTGTGCTCGTGGCGATACATCGCCCGGGCCAGGGAGTCGGTGCGCGACGAACTGCTCGCCCCGCTCGCGATAGAGATCCTCGATCAAG